CAGAGAATGTAAATATTTTTCATTCAATAGATGAACAGTTTCAATATTTTAAGACATTAAATTGTAATATAATAGCTTATTATCATAACCTTAAATTTGACGGAAATTTTTGGCTATCATATTTGTTACAAGTTTTAAAAATGGAACAAGCATTTGTATCATATAATGAAGAGGGCACAGTAGGCGAGTTTTTAAAAGAAAAAGAAATGAAAAATAATACTTTTAAATATACAATATCATCAATGGGTCAATGGTATTCAATAACTATAAAAATAAAAAATCATATAATAGAACTAAGAGACAGTTTAAAGTTATTACCGTTTTCAGTAAAGCAAATAGGAAAATCTTTTAAAACAAAACATCAAAAATTAGACATGGAATATGTTGGCTATAGATATGCAGGTTGTAAAATAACTGACGAAGAAAAGCAATACATAGCAAATGACGTATTAGTAGTAAAAGAAGCACTCGAGCAGATGTTTAATGACGGGCATGATAAACTAACAATAGGCTCGTGTTGCATGGAAGAATATAAAAAATCTTTACAAACCTTTGATTATAAGGAATTATTTCCACCATTGGATGAAATAGAAATTGACAAAAATATATATGGGTCAAGTAATGCTGATGAATATATAAGGCATAGTTATAGAGGTGGTTGGTGCTATTTAGTAAAAGGAAAAGAAAATATAGTTAGACATAATGGTGTGACAGCTGATGTAAACTCTTTATATCCCAGTATGATGCACTCACAAAGTGGTAATTATTTCCCAGTAGGAAAGCCTTATTTTTGGACTGGTAATAAAATACCTAATGAAGCATTAGGTAAAAATAAATATTACTTTTTAAGAATAAAAACACGCTTTTATATTAAAGAAAATATGTTACCATTTATACAGATAAAAAGTAACTACTTATATAAAGGAACAGAGTCATTATCTACAAGTGATATTTTAAATAAAGATGGGTCATATAGTAGATATTATAAAGATATATATGGTAACTTACATGATAGTACAGTAATAATGACAGTTACTATGACAGATTATAAACTAATGTTAAAACACTATGAACTAGTTGACTTTGAAATCTTAGACGGCTGTTGGTTTTATTCTGATATAGGATTTTTTGATAATTACATCAATCATTACGCAGAAATTAAAATGAACAGTAAAGGTGCAAAGCGTACAGAAGCAAAATTGTTTCTCAATAACCTTTATGGTAAACTCGCTAGTAGTTCCAATAGCAGTTTTAAGGTTGCATATGTAAAAGAGGATGAAAGTATAGGGTTCTATATAGTTCCTGCTAATAATAAAAAGGTGGGGCATATAGCAACAGGTAGTGCAATAACATCCTATGCACGGAACTTCACGATAACAGCCGCTCAAAAAAATTACTATGGTGTAGACAAAGCAGGATTTATCTATGCTGACACTGACAGTATACATTGTGACTTGCCTGCTGATAAGATAAAAGGCATAACAGTAGACCCCGTGAAGTTTTGCTGTTGGAAGCTTGAGAGTAGTTGGGACACAGCTATATTCACAAGACAGAAAACATACATAGAACACATAACTCATAATGATTTAGTTCCAGTTGATGAACCATACAACGATATTAAATGTGCAGGCATGCCACAGAAATGCAAAGATTTATTTAACAAATCATTGCAGGGTTATGAAGCAAAGGAGAGTGATAATTATACGCAAAGTGAATTAAAATTCTTAGAAACAAAAAGAGACTATAGTGATTTTAAAGTTGGTTTATGTGTTCCCGGAAAATTATTAGCAAAAAGAATTAAAGGTGGTGTATTACTGGTGGACACGACATATGAAATGAGATGAAACATTATGATAAACAAATTATTAATTATGATACTAAATCATAAAAAGCAAAAATTAGTTTATAGGAATTGTGGCATATGCAATTACCCACTGTCATGTGATTATTGTGACATATATTTTATGCAAAGAGATATTAAAGATATAGTACGACATTTAAAGGAGGGAAAAAAATGATATCATGGTTAGTAGATTTATATTACAGATACAAAGCAAAGAAACATGAAAAAACTTGTAATCATATTTGTTGTTTTTGTAAGTACAGATATGATTGTGATTATTTTACAAGGGAGAGATGAATTAATGAATGATAAAATGGAAAAAGTAGTGCAGGAATTACGCAAGAGATTTAGAGGTTTAATCGAGTTTTATGATATACCATATACAGAGCAGTATAAAATAGAATATTGCTTAAATGGTTTATACATAACAAAGTTATTATCATACGATTTTATAAAGAAAAAAGATACAAGGGAAATTGTATTATCATTAAGCATATTAATTGCAACGGACATTCACAAACATTTTTATAAGTAAAGGAGAAAAAACGAAAAGAATATTATATTTTCACGACTTGTAACTGAAATAATAGAAGATAAATATGACATTGTATTTACATTTATCGTAACATATGTAGAAGATAATTGGAGTAATTTATCAGTTATTTTTAATATTAATGCTCATGAATGTAATATAACACAACCTATTAATTATGAAACGCAAAAGATAATTGATTTAGTTGAAGTTATTTCAGATAAAATTAATAAAGCAAAAAGGCAGGAGCAAAAACTCTTGCCTTTTCTATATCTATGACTATTGCAGAACACAAGCGCACAGCATTTACGACAATACATACTAGCGTTATCTTCCAAACGTGCTACCTAGCAGTATCAAGTGAACATACAACAGCAGATACCTAATAACTGATAGTCTTGAATAAGACTTCCTTACATTTAAGGTTCTTAAATCTAAAACAACCTTTTTCAAAATAGTATCTTAACTGACTGATAAATAAATCATTCTGCTTTAACATAACATAATTAATATCATGGTCATTAACAGTGACACTTATTTTATTTCTAAAGGTGCTATCTGCTTTATCATCAATATATAAAAACCCCTGTTCACTAAATTGTTTCACAGCATAATCATGGTTCATATACCTTAGTGTCGCAATATATTTTCCTTTTCCTACTGGTGTATCAATAAAAGCAGTGTTATCATTTAAGTACACATTTTCACTTGAGTATGCGACATACTGATTATTCTTAAATGCTCTATTGAAACCACTCTCTTTTTGGGCTTTACTAGCAGTTTCTATGAAACCACTTTCCAGTACAAATCCATCTCCTTTTAAGAAATTAGTGTCACTGTTTAATCTTTCAGATATTCCCAGTTCTGTATAATAAGGATTGATAATACTGACAGCATTACTTAACATATATACAGGAAGATATCTTGCCTGTTCACCATGTCCTCTCGCTATACTTGTATGTACGCTGATAAATTTTCTTATTTCATCACTGCAATAGTGATTAGTTTCGCTTTGAAATTCATCAAATAACATACTATCAGTATCACTAAGTAAGTGACTATATTTTTTCAACTGGTCTGCACTATTTAAACTTATAGCATAACCACAGTGTTGTTCATTTAAAAACAAACTATGATAGATACCACTTGCACAGCGTTCACTTTCCATATTGTAATTACTAAAAAATAATGTTTGTAAATCCTTAAAAAACTTATTAGATACATCATCAAGCTCATAGTTGTACCTATAAATTAAACAGAATTTTTTACCATACTTTAGAAATCTGTTGATTAACAATCTACCAAAATAGGTTGTCTTACCACCACTTCTATTAGTGGTGCATAAAAATAGTTCGGGCTTTAATCCATTTATATCTTTCATTGATAACAATTTAGTCCCGTCATAGTATTTATTTTCACTCATATTGTTGTACTCTTTTCTTAATTTTGTCTATAATTATCCCAATTTATTATATCATAATTATTGCAAAGTTTCAAGTAGTATGATATAATTAAAATAAAATAAAAAGAAAGGAGATATAAACATGGATATAAACGTAGTTATGCAGGCTATCACAACAGTAGGCTTTCCTATAGTAATGTGTTTATGTTTAGCATGGTACTGTATGAAACTAAATGAAAGTCATAAGAACGAAACAGATAGGTTTACCACTGCATTAAATGAAAACACATTAGTATTGCAGAAATTGTGTGACGTTCTGAACGTAGAAAGAAGTGATAAGGATGAGTAAAGTTGACACATACACAGACTATATGATTACAATAGCAAATGACAATTCACATGGTTATTCACAGATTAACAGAGGTGGTAATCCTGACTTTGACTGTAGCTCATTAGTTGGTCATGCGCTTGCTAAAGCAGGGTTTAATGTAAATCCCAATAGTACAACAAGGAATTTGTATGAGCAGTTGAAACGTTGTGGTTTCACTATATGCAACAGACCTTTTAAAAAAGGCGATATACATTTAGCAGTGGGACATCACGTATGCGTATCAACAGATAGTGAACACATAGTTCATGCAAGCATTGACGAAAACGGAACTACAAAAGGAAGCAAAGCAGGAGACCAGACTGGCAGAGAAATTTGTATACGAAAATATTACAATCCTAGTTATGGTTGGTCATATCATTTACGCTATAATGAAAAAAGTAAAGGAAGTGCAAGCTATAGTATGAATACTTTAAAAAGAGGTTCATCAAATATTGATGTATCAGTTTTTGAAATACTAATGAAAAAGTTAGGTTATTACAGTGGTAGCATTGATACAAAATATGGTGCAGGCTGTGTAAGGGCTTGTAAGAATTTTCAGTCAAATTATGGATTGACTGTTGACGGAGAGTGTGGTAAAAACACATGGAATAAACTTTTTAGTTTAGGTGTAAGATAATGGCATGGATTGTTAAAGTAGGAGTAGCTCAATATTTAACGCAGTCTGAAATGGAAAACAATGCTACTGAGTTCTATAGTTATTTCAACAGTAAAGGTTTTACTATTGAAAGCGTAGCAGGTATGTTAGGTAATCTTCAACAGGAGTCAAATATTAACCCCGGTATGAAACAAACAGCTAGTGCAAGTAGTGGTTGGGGATTGATACAGTGGACACCTAGCAGAAACCTAACAGATTATGCAAATGCACAAGGTTCTGACTGGGCTACTGGTGAAATACAAACACAGTTAATGTGGGATGAAATAATAAACGGATATGGTGGGCAATGGATACCTAAGCCTGCGCTAGGATATAGTTATACTGGTGATGAATTTTCAAAACTAACTAATGTCTCCGAAGCGTGTAAAGCATATCTATATGAAAGAGAACGTGCAGGAGTTGAAGCATTGAGTAAGAGATTAACATATGCTAGTAACTGGTATGAATACTTAACTGGAGTTACACCGCCTACACCACCCACACCACCTGCACCAACTAAGCGAAAAGGTATGCCAGTTTGGATGATGTGCAGACCAATATTTTAAATAGAAAAGAGGTGATAATATGGCAGTACTTTCACATGATGATTTTATGAGTGCAGTAAAAGGTTTAGCAGGAGATAACGCTGATGATAATACTCTTACTATGATTGAAAATTTTACTGACACATTCAATGACCTTGAGACACGTGCAAATGATACCACGGATTGGAAGTCAAAATATAAACAGAATGATAACGAGTGGAGAGAAAAATACAAGGCACGATTTTTTGACGGCAGTGCAGGTACAGACACTGCAACAGTAATTAAGGAACAAAAGGAAGATATTACCGATGACGGTAAGGAAATTTCCTTTGATGATTTATTTAAAGAAAGAGAGGGCTAAGAATTATGGCTACAAAACCAAAAATTAAAACACTTACTAATTCAAGCGTTGATATCTTAAATGCAATAAGAAATAACGCAAGCACAAATTACAGAGATTATGTACCGCAGGCTACAGCAGACTCTGACTCAATCAGAGAAATCGGTGCAGTAATTATGGACTACCCTGCTTTACAGAATGAGTTTTTATCAGCACTCGTAAACAGAATAGGTAGAGTAATTTTAACAAGTAAATCATACGACAATCCATGGGCTATGTTTAAAAAAGGTATGCTCGAATTTGGTGAGTCTATCGAGGAAGTATTTGTTAATATTGCAAAGCCGTTTCAGTTTGACCCACAGGTTGCAGAGTCAAATGTATTCAAGCGTGAAATTCCTGACGTGCGTAGTGCATTTCATATTATGAATTATCAGAAGTACTACAAAGCTACAATCTCAAATGACCAGTTGAGACAGGCTTTTCTGTCTATTGACGGTATTACAGATTTAATTGCTAAGATTGTGGACGCTATGTATACTGGTGCTAACTACGACGAGTTTCAGACTATGAAGTATATGCTTGCAAAACATATCTTAAATGGACTGATGAACCCAGTTACCATTCCTGCTATTAACACAGCAAACATGAATAGTATTGTTAGTACTATCAAGGGAGTATCAAATAAGTTTACTTTCCTTAACTCAAAGAATAATCTTGCAGGAGTTATGAACCATACACCTAAGCAGGAACAGTATTTGTTAGTTAATTCACAGTTTGACGCTACTATGAATGTCGAAGTACTTGCAAGTGCTTTTAACATGGATAGAGCAGAATTTGACGGACACCATGTACTTGTAGATAGCTTTGGTGATTTAGACATTGAAAGATTAAATATTCTCTTTGCTGATGACCCAACCTATACAGAGATAGGACAGACAGAACTTGAAGCACTTGATGCTATCCCTTGCGTTTTAGTAGATAGCGATTGGTTTATGATTTTTGACAACTATCAGAACTTCACAGAACAGTACAATGGTGAAGGACTGTATTGGAACTACTGGTATCACGTATGGAAAACATTTAGTGTATCTCCGTTCTCAAACAATGCTGTATTTGTTGCAGGAACACCTGCTGTAAAGACAGTTACAGTTACACCAAGTGAAGCCACAGTTAGTGCAGGTGGACAGATACAGTTGAGTGTTACTGTTGATACTGACAACTATGCACCACAGAGCGTTATATGGAGTATTGCTACTGGCGGTGATAAGGCTAGTATCTCAAGTACTGGTATGCTTAAGATTATTAGTGACGCTAAAGCAGGAACTATTACAGTTAAAGCAACTAGCACGTTTGATAATACAAAGTCTGGTACTGCAACTATTACAGTTGCGTGATATTAATATGGCAGGAGAGCGTGATTGCTTTCCTGCTATTGTAAAGGTGGTGGAGATATGCAGATACAACCTAATAGTGTTATCAAATTGTGTAGTGGTGTACCGTTAGATAGTAGTTATAAAGATACTATTTATTTTGAAAATAGACAAGCACAGAAAAGTTATTTTGATAGTAAAGTTAGTAAGACTATGGACAAAGCTAGTTTTCAGAGAATTAATGGACAGCAGGGTGTTGTAAGAATGAGTGCTAATGCAGAGAGCATTTATGACTGCAACTATATGATGTTTCAAAATACTAACTATGGTAGTAAATGGTTTTACGCTTTTATTACTAATATTGAGTATGTAAACGATAAAGTTAGTAATGTATATTTTACTATTGATGTAATGCAAACATGGTTTCTTTTTGACTGCACTCTTAAAGAGAGTTTTGTTGAAAGAGAGCATAGCGGTATTGATTATGCAGGTAGTAATATCGTAACAGAAAATATTGATACTGGTCCGATAGTTTGTAATGCTATAAGTAAAAGTGGGCATTTTGCAAGTTATAGTGCAGTAATAGCAACAACTTATGCAGAAGAGGGAACAAAAACTGGTGGCTATCAAGGCGGTTTATTTAGTGGTGTAGATTATATAGCAGGGCGAGTAGATAACAACGAACAAGTACAAGCATTATTAACTTATTTAGATACAGCAACACAAGCTAACAAACAAGATAGCATTGTAAATATTTTTTTAATGCCAAGTGATTTTTACACAACATCTACACAACCAAGTGTGCAAGTAAACGCAGTGGCAAAAAACACTACAATTGGCGGTTATACACCAAAAAATAAAAAATTATTAACATACCCTTTTAACTATTTAGCAGTAGATTGTTGCGATAACTCTGCAATATATAGGTATGAATGGTTTGTAAAAAATACTTGTGATTTTGCTTTATACGGAAGTGTTGTAGGAAATCCCCAAATAGCGCTAGTTCCTATGGGTTATAATGGTACTAATGCAGATGAGGGTAATTATTCCGAAAAATTAGTTATGAGTGATTTTCCACAAGTAGCATGGTCTGTTGATGCTTACAAAGCGTGGTTGGCTCAATCAGCTAGTAAATTAACTATGTCAGCTTTGTTAAATACTGGTACAGTTGTTGCAGGCATGGGTAGTTTTAATCCGGAATTAGCATTAAGTGGTGCAACTGGTGTAGTTGATAATGGTATAGATGCTATGTTAGCATACAGTAAACCACCACAGACAAGAGGAAGTAATAGTGGTTCAATTGATGTTGCTACACGCAACAAAGATTTTTACTTTAAACAAATGCAGATAACTCCGCAATATGCTCATATTATTGATGAATATTTTGATAAATATGGGTATGCTACTAAAAGAGTAAAAGTACCAAACATAAAGAGTAGACCACATTGGAACTATACAAAAACACAGAATTGTTGTATAATAGGAAATGGGTGTAACAATAACGATATAACTGAAATAAAAAATATATTTAACAATGGTATTACATTTTGGAAAAATGCTAGTGAAATAGGCAACTATTCATTAGATAATAGCCCTAGTTAGAAAAGAGGTGAGACAATGAGTAGAAGAGGTAGAAAAGCACAGTCCGAAGCATTCCTGCAAAATCAGAGGACATATCTACAGTATGTTAATAGGTTGACAGAATTAAGCATTTCAATGTTTGATTGGAAAAACTTACCAAGTACTATTGATGCGAGATTTTTAGAACTAGCACTTTTTAATGACGGAATGGCAGTATTTTTTCAGGATGAAGTCATGGGTTATTTAGGCTTACAAGTTATGATAGGTGGTAAACTTGATGTTTACAGAATACCTATTACTCGAACAGCCTTTGCACAAAATGGTTATCAAATGAAACTTGACCCTAGCAACAGTGTTATTATTTTTAATAATATGCTACATACTAACAGTATACTTGATGTGCAAGAAATGAGTAAAAGGTTGTATGAAATACAGAGGACTATTGATGTAAATGTAATACAGCAGAAAACACCTAAAATTATTACTTGTACTGAAAATCAGAGGTTAGTAATGAAAAATCTGTATGCACAATATATGGGAAATGAACCATTTATTTTTGGCGATAAGAATTTAGACCTAACTGGTATTAAGACACTTGATACTACAAGTCCTTATGTTGCTGATAAGTTGTATGAGTTAAAGACTCAATATTGGAATGAAGCATTGACGTACTTAGGTATTAGTAATGTTAATACTATAAAGAAAGAAAGAATGATTACTGATGAAGTACAAAGAAACTTAGGCGGAACTATTGCTAGTAGGTATTCGAGATTGTTTATGAGACAGCAGGCTTGCGAGCAGATTAATAGAATGTTTGGTTTGAATATCAGTGTCGATTATCGAGAAGATATGCAAGTACTTGATACGCTTGATGCCAGTGAAGCTAATTTAAGTAATGAGATTGATATAGGTAAAGGCGGTGGTAATAATGAGTAAGTACACAACAGAGGTGCGATTTATCTGTGAAAACAGTGCAGGCTTAAGTGAGAGTGAAGGTGCAGATAATGTTGATAGTATTTTAGACAGGTGTTGGAATAAGGTTTTTAATTTCGACTTTCCTATCTTTGATGAAAACTATAGGCAGGTTTTGTGCAGGAAAATATTGAAGCATTATTATACAAGGGAGATTGCACATGAGACTGTGGGCAGGTGGAAGCTTGCATTAAATGCTAAGCTCAATGAGATTATGCCTTATTACAATCAGTTGTATAAAAGTGAGTTGCTTGAGTTTAATCCTTTTTATGATGTTGAATTGACTAGGAGTAGAGAGGGTAGCGGTACAAGTAATAAGACAAGTAATAATACAGAAACTAATAGTGGTACAACCAAAAATGTTAGTAGTGGTAGTGGTACAAGTAATACTGATACCTTGAATAGATTTAGTGATACACCACAGAATAGTATGGATACACAGAGTATTGCTGACAGTGTGCCTTTAACTACAGTTACTAAGGTGAATGAAGATAATACGACTACTAATGAAAGTACAGATACTTTGACAAGAAATGATAGTAAAACTGGTAGTGGCACAGAAAATATTAATAATACTGATAAGTATATTGAGACAGTAAAAGGCAAACAGGGAACAGAAAATTATAGCAGTTTATTAAAGAAATTTAGAGAGACTTTTCTCAATATTGATATGATGATTATTGAGGATTGTAGTGATTGCTTCTTTACTTTATGGTAAAGGGAAAGAGAGGTAATAATGGACGCAAATTATAGAGACTTAACAGAGTTTAGGTTTTGGTGCTTTAAAGTGTTACCACTAGTGTATGATGATGAATTAAGTTATTATGAAGTTATCTGCAAATGTGTTGACTATATTAATAATTTGATTGAAAATGATAAAGCTATTAGTAATGATGTTGAAAAGTTAAAGCAGGAAATGAAAAAGGTGCAGGAATGGATTAATAACTATGATACTAGTTTTGCAGAAAGTATTATTAGAGAGTATCTTGCAACTATGATATTTGTTACTATTAGTGACAATGGATATATTATTTATAATATTCCTGCTAATTGGAAGAATATTACATTTAATACTACTGGATTGGATATTGAGAATAATATTGGTGTTGGTAACTATGACTACGGGCATTTAGTATTAAGCTATTAAGAAAGAGAGGTAAGAGTAATATGAGTAATGGATTAATTAACAGACAGTATGTTGGTGCTAGGTATGTACCTAAGATTATGGGTGAGTGGAATAAGGCTTTACAGTATGAAGAATTGAGCGTGGTAACGTATATGGGTAATAGCTTTACGAGTAAAGTGCCAGTGCCTGCGAATGTTGAAATTAATAATACAGATTATTGGGTTAATACTGGTAATTATAATGCGCAGGTTGAAGGGTATAGAAAAGAAGCCCTCGAAGCTAAGCAACTTGCAAATAATACTAGCAGTGATTTACAGGCATTTAAAAAAAATCAGACTAATACTAATAATGATTTTAATAATAAAATTGATTTAACAACAAGTGCATTAAATAAATTAAAAAATGATGCGTTTAGTGGTGATACTCCTAGTGTTATTACAGTTGCCAAAAGTGGTGGAAGATTTCATACAATTAATGAAGCTATTACCTTTGCAAAGGGATATTGCAGTAGAAATAACAGAGTTACAATTTTAATCTGCGGTGGTGTATACAATGAAAGTATTGTACTTACAAAAAATCCAGGTATAGACCTTATTGGTATTGGTATGCCAGAGATTGTTAGCGATGCGGCATATCCTAATGGACCTGCAAATATTTATGGTGATACTTATATTGAGGGCATATTTTTTCATTCAACAAGTAAAAGTGCTTATGCCTTTCATCTTGATGGGAGTACCGATACAAGTGCTGGTACTACAATAAATGTTGTGAATTGTAAATTTACTAGTGAGCATGAACCAGCGTTAGGCTGTGGATGTACAAGAGGTTGCAAATATACTTTTATAAATTGTGAATTTTATGGTAGTGACGGTATTTATGTTCATAATGAAGCTAGCGCAAACGTTGCTAAACAGTACTTTAATGTAATAGGATGTAAAATAAATGGCTTACAACGTGCCGTTTCTATTGATGATGCCGCTCAATTAAATTTTGGCGCTACTGGCTCGCCTTTAGTACTTAACTTTGCTGGCTCTTATACATCCAATATAAATAGCATGCTTCTTTTTAGATTAACAAATTCTAAAGAATATGGATACATACCTGGTGATAAAAATGGTATCTCACTTTCGCCTGAGTCTACTACACAAATAATACCACTTGATCATAAATATGAGGGTGGTTACAGTATAACAACAACTGTACCTACCTATACAAATATTGGAGCTGTATATATTCCAATAGAAAACGCTAACTTATTCACATGGACAGTAACAGTATCAATTCCGGGGTCTGGCACTTATCCTGCAACAGTTACAAGTGTTGGTGCGCACTGGTTGACAGTGACAAAAGATAGTGGTAACTAGAATGGAAGTACAATACAGGTAGAC